AATCTGGCTCATGTAATCATTATATAACCTATGGACCTTCTGCCCAAACTCAAAGTGTTCGTAATCATGCAGACTATTATCAGAAAGATCGTTCTCAATAAGCTGGTTAGCTATCGACTGCACAACAGAAGCTAGGGGGTCATGTGTAAAGTTAAATGCATTGAACCAATCTTGGAATGCAGTTGGTCGCAAGAGAGAAGACTCCGAAGGCCAAGATGTATTACTGACCCCAGTGTTGGGATCAAAAGCTCCAGAAACTAAAGAGCTTGCTTGTAGATACTTCTCCATATCGTTTACGCGAGTCATCATGTAAACGATCTCTGGTAGCTGCCCTCTTCTACCGTAAGTATTACAGCTAGACGTTGGAACATTCTGCTTGGCTCTAGATGCAAACGTATTGCTCACATCATACCCAAAGTGGGAACTCGGTGAAGTAAGATTTTGACAGATCTCCCAGACCGGGTGAACAGTCCCTAGTAGGTGCCCAATACCGCAAGTTTGTGAGTCCTCAACCAGAGCTACCTCTTGAAAACTTTGCGAGGAGGGAATGAATCCTAAAGGCAGGTAGCCGATACTAGAAGAATAGTAACTAGTAGAAAGTTCTAAAGATCCCGGATTATTTCTACCCCCTCTTGTAAACATTTTTGTTTCAGGAAGTAGGTTCTTAAAGTTTCTTCTTCTGAGAGAGTTTCTCTGCGCGGCTGCATAGTCAACGTACTCCGTTCCAGAAAGAAGAAGATCATTAATGTTATCAACATCAACACGCTTGAAGCGGTTAGGCGATAACCCCGCATCTACAGCCAACTCTGCCATGTCCACCGCGCAAGTTGCCCAGCCCGTGGTTACTGTTGAAGAACCTTCGTATAGATCGTAGAAGTTTGGTCTCCACTCTTGACATGGGTTGTCATCAATCGCATCTAGACTGTCTGCTACGCTAGAGACGCCAACCAAAATTTCTGGGATGGCGTGCGCTGGAATAACTTGGTTTAGAACGCGGACAACTTTCGTGAGTCCATACTTCGATGTTGAGTCTAGCGCATCCGAGTTAAAGTTGAAACTACTGGAGTCGAAGTTAATGATGAAGTGCGAAGACTTGCCGTTCCACAGAGACAGTAGACTTACTGGATCGGGTGTCCTTTCTGCCGTTACGTTCTTTAGGATGACATCGTAGTTGGGCGCATACTTCTTTTCTTTTGTAAAGAACAGGAAGCTATTGATCGCACTATCGGTGTCCAGAGTCTTGACGGTGTTTACGTCAATGAAGTCTGTTACCTGATTAGCAAAGTTAGTATCTACGCCATAGCACCTGAGGTAGTAATTGATGCGCTCAAGCATACCTGACGAGATCTTCGTAGGCATGTAGTATTGACGCTTCTCATACGGCGGGATGTACTGAATGCCACCCCTGTATTGGAACACAAACTCAGGATCATAGTATAACGTAAGCTCTTCTGCTGCCGCCTCAAACTGTGATCCTACGAAGTACCTAACATCTCCATTCTCGTCTACCTTAATATTATAAGGACCAAGATAAGGCTCATCGCCGTCTTGAGTTAGTAACTGCGGGACGGGGAATTTACTGCCTCCAAGGAAGAAGGAGTTTGGGAACTCTCTCACCAGATCAAATAGGATCTTGTCAACCAGCATCTTGATGTTCATATCAAGGCTGGCTGGATCGTACCTAGTTACCCCAAACTGTTTGGCTAGTTCTGGGGTGTAAGTCTCGAAGTTCTGGAAGGCCGCAGAGCTAGTCGCTAGGGAGTAGTAAATTAGGTCTGGGACATAGGACTCCCACAATTCTTTTAGGTTTTCGGTAGGAGAACTAAAAACACCCGCTGAGAATAGCGTGTCCAAGAGATACTGGATAGATCTCTTAGTTCCCTTCATCTTGTATACCTGAACGGCGTTTCTTAACTGTACCCTCCACTTGTCAATGTCAGATCCAATGAATCTCCAACCGATTAATTCACCCAGTAACTCTAAGAACTCTTCTGGACATTTACCAATATCGTATAGAACATTAAGTTCTGCTTGTTCTGTAACTCTATCAGCGATTGCGAAAGAAATAGAATCAATAAATCTCTTAAGGGGACCCGCTTCTTCTTCATCGGTAATTAACACCCCATCACTGCTGATTGAGGAAGTATCAAAATAGCTAGTAAATGCAGACCGCACTTTGTTGTCGGTGCTGTCCAAGAAGTGAGGCGAATATACAATGTCAACTAGCGTCTTCAGGCGGTCAACCACCTGAGTTCCACTAGTCGTTATACCCGTGCTAGTGTCTACAGAAGACACATAGCTAAGTGGGATAATGTTATCTGTGGTTGTAAAGGTGGGTTGGTTCTTCCAGAGATACTCTTGGTAAATGGACAAGGTGTCCTGCAAGACAATAGATCTTCCCTTCCAGACCGTGTTCGCAAGAAGCTCTGGGAGAGCGGTCGATGGGTCAAAGGGAGTTGGCTTCCCTCCAACGGCTGTTGGCCCTGTTCTATTTAAGAAGTACACCCACCCTAGATTCTCTGCAAGATACTTATATGTTCCCGAAGAATCATTAGCGAACGCGCTCGCTGTTAGCGTGGCTAGGTTGTCCGTGGCGTGGGCACCTGCATGGATTAGCGGAATGCTAGGAAGTAAAGTTCCAGAAACGTAATCGACAAAGGCTTGGCTTGTGGCGTAATCTTTTAGATTCTTATTTAAAGGCCCTAGAATGTTCCTTTGGAAATCATCGGCATTAATCTGTGCCGGGGATTTTGTCTTATAAAAATACTGCGCGAAGCCTGAGGGAGTTCCTAGCGTAGAAAGATCAAAATCATACGTTAAGGATGAGAGGGGAAAGATGTCAGCTTGGTTTTTGTTAGCAAGAATATGAGAGTTAATAAGCTGATTTGGAAAGGACACATGTGTTCCGCTTATCGCCGCCTCATCAGCAAAGTAAAACTTAGGGATAATCTTTCTAATCGCATCCGAGTAATTTCTTTTGAAATACTGCTGCTCATCATTCTTGACTATGAGATCGTCTCTAGAGGTAACAACAGCCATTACCTCAGGAATAACCTTCCCGGTATCATCAAATTTAGAGCGTTGGATATGTCTTCTTGACATTAGATTAGGACAGTATTAATAGTAAAGTTGTTTAGTTGAATGATTTCGTTAAAATCAACCTCAGTAGTTTCGGGAAGATTATCAATCGTTGCGAAGCGAACATTAGGTAGCCTAAACACTTCCCTGTTTAGTTCTGATGCGATAAACGGTTTGCCAAAATCTGCATTATCAATATTGAAATGCTGCCTAATTACTTCTGCAACTTCTTGCTCGATCTGTTGCTGGGCGTTGTCAAGCTCTCTGTCAATCCTCACCGTCATTACGATATCCAAGGTTCTAATTAGTCCGTCCACAACCACAACCTCATCAGTGAGCATCTTCTTAGGCTCGACCTCTTCTATCAGTTCCTTCTTAAAGGTTGGCGAGGCTTTCTGTAGTCTGAGGTCGTCGGCTTTTTCTAGAACGTACATATCAATGACATTGCCAGAGGAGAAGGCATCTCTAACAGCGGCTGTAGTCTTGCCCACCGTGCCCTGTTTAGTTCTAAAGGTGTTACCAATGGCAATAAAATCTTCTAAGGTCACAACACGGTCTTGGCGTTTAAAGGTATACGGAGCATACTTTTTAGCGTGTTCAGCAGTTTCCGCCTCTGCGCCACCAGTCGCTGGAGTTCTATTTTCTAGGTTGTAGGTTTTACTGGCTCTTGAGGAATTAAGCAAGGTAGCCTGAACATTTAAAACACCTTGACCGATGTTGCCACGGGAACCTCCCCCAACTCTATAACTAACAGTAAACGAAGAACCAGCGGGTGGAGAGATACCTAGAGCATTATCTCCGAACAACACAGTGGCCGCATAATCATCGTCATACACCACTTGGAAGACACGATCTGTTGCTCCTGAGGCAGAGTACAGTCTATCTACCTGAGTGTACGCACCATTGGCATCTGAGTCCTCGTTTTCAGTGGTTAC